AACCGTGCAGGTCTTGCACAATGTCGTCTAAACGGTCAATAATGCTCTGCTTTTTAGGCTCAAGGCTGCTTGGGTGTTCTAGCCGGCCGATGGCTTGGCGTAAGTCTTCGCATAATGCTGCATCGTCCATTGCGTAGCTGTAGGCGTGTGCGCGCAAATTGCGGATTAGCACGTCGGTTGCCTTGGGTCGAGTGTTTGCCCATAGGTTGGCTAGTGCTTGGTCTAGATGGTCAGTCGGGTTTACCATTGTTGTCTCTTTTCTAGTCGGGTTGAAAATAACTAACGGGTGTACGGTACCACAATTTTTGGTGCGCTGTTGCCTTTCCATGGTGCCCAGCCGTGGCGCTTAAATAATGCCAATGATGCTTTAAGGTTTTTGCGGGGTGACCATAGTTCGGTCATGGCTTTGCGCACAATGCCAGACTCGACAAGGAACCGTTTGTTGCTGCCGTTTATTTGCATGATGCCGTATGAGCCGGTGTATGGGTCGCGCTGGTTCCAAGCCCGGGCAAAGCCTTTAGACTCGCGTTTGCATATCTGCATAAGTCGTGGTATTTCGCGCTTAGCCCAACCAACCTCTAAGGCCAGAGCGGTGAAGCGTAGGCAGTCGGGTTCTACCGCTGCTTTTGTTTGTGTAGCCGGCACCAGTAGTGCAGCTGCGGCGAGTACGCCAAGTAGTCGTTTCATAGTTTCTACCTTCCGTCGGGATAAGTAAAAACCTTAATGGGCTTATTGAGACTTTGCGCGCCTTTGCGTTAAAAGCCTTATGGTGTAACGGTTTTAGCGGGCGGTGTTGGTGGCGTAAGACTTTTCCAAGCTGCTACAAACGCTTGTGGGTCATCTGCCATGGCGGGTGTTAACTCGACGTGTAACCACAAACCACCACCAGAGCCACCGTTTGCGGTTTCTGACCAGTCTTTCCAACCGGGCTTGCCGTCACGGTTACAGCGCCAGCCGCGGCCCCATTTCTCGCAGCCTTTTTTGGTGGTGCCGGCGTAATCGTGTACCTCTTCAATGCCTAAAGTCTCGTAGTTTGCTACAAGCCAGTTTGCCCACATGGCGGCTGTGGCTTTGTCTTTGTACCCAATGTCGGCTGCACGGCCTGTGGCGTGCACGCTGAGGCGGTCACTGCCGCGCATGTTTCTTACGGCCCAAGTGCCTAGGTTTGTGAAGCCTTTTTTCTTAATGATGTCTACTAACTTTTCGGTGCCTGGTCTTTTGCCTAAGGCTGCGCCGTCGGTGGTGCCGGTGTATTTCATGGCCGGCTAATCATGTCGGCGATGCGCGTTAAGAGTTTTGCAGCTGCGTCGCGCACAATTTTTAGTAGGCCTTTTTTGTCGTCGTTGTTCATGAGTTTTGTCTTTCGGTTAGTTTGAAGAGTCAAGTACGCGCAAATCTTCGGTACCGGACGCGACTACTGCGTAGACGGTTTCGCCGGCTGGTATGTATAGCTCTAATGGGACTGCGCCTTTTTCGGTTGGGGTGCCGTCGGCGCTGGTGACTGTTTCGCCGCCTAGATAAACAATGCCGTTACCGATGACGTGTAGGTATATGGCGCGGTAGTTGTTGCGTATTGGGGCTATTGCTTGGCGTGTGGTGGTAATGGTGTACTTAGTGCTTTTCACTCTGGTTTATCCTTTGGCTTGTCTTTTAGCCCGTTAGCGCTGAGTAGGCCAGCAAGTGAGCCGGTGAGGAATAAAAGCAACGGTTGTAACGTCGCCCAAGCCGACTTGTCATTATCCGAAACGTCCATAGGCTGCGTAATAAAAAGCAGTCCGTATATAAGTGACATGGTGGCCATTACAAAAGTAAATGACAGCGCGCAAGCGACAACAAAGATTAAGCGCGCTTTAATTTGCTCGCTTGTCATGCGTTCTTCACGACGTGGCGGCGGGATTATGGGCATTTGTCTGCCAGTAGTCGAGTGCTGCCAAGGCTGGCGGTGTCCACGGTTATTGTCGTTTCTGCGCGCAACGCCTTGTTTTTGGTGCGCGGGCAGTTGACGCGCTCACGGTCTCCGCAAGCAACAAGAATTGCGCCAAACAAAAGCGCCACAAAGCTAACCCGCCAAATCATGCGATTTCGTACCAAAATGAAGCGTGCATACGGTCGCTAGTTGTCCAAGTAAACGGCGAGAGTGCTGAAATGTTGTCTTGCACAATGTTTGTACCGCTCACGGCACTTCTATTTAATCTAACGGTTGTTGTATTAACCGCGCTAATTGTTCCTGAAAAAGCGTCACCGGTTGCGTCTTGATGCAGACAAACGCCATAAATCGGGGTGCCTGCTATTGCGGTGCTTGTTACTGGCAACGTAATGATTGCGCCGCCGCCGCCTACTGATGAAGTTGAGCCAAGAGTAAACGTACCTCTAACAACACAAAAATTATTTAATACTGAATACTCAAAGTCGAGCGTGCCGTTGCCGACTGTTACGTTGGTAAAAGTTGGGGTGTAGGCGACAAAATCGCCAAATGTGTTGAGTTGTGCAGCTGTAAGGATTGCGCCTGCTACAAATGGGAATGGTGTTGCCATAATGTGTTCTCCTAAAAGGCTAATAGGTTGTTATCTAGAGTACCGAAAATTGGGTCATCTAGTGTTAAATACTGGTTGCCGTCTGTTGACTCAAAAGTAAAGCCAATAATGTAACTGCCGGGCGTAATGCTATGAGATACGCCAGAAACAATAAGCGTCTGCGTTTCTGTACTTGGTGTTCCTACTACAAAGTTTTTAACAACTGTGCAAATGCTGGTTAGGTCTAGCCCGAGCAGAATGTTTTGGTTAGCGGTAGATAGCGCCGTCATTTGGGTAGACAGCCCGGTAAAACGTAAAACGGGGTTTTGATATTTACCAAGCAAATAGTTGCCTAAGCCGGCAACTTCGCTGGTGGTGCTGTTTAGCAAATCGGTTAGCGCGTACTGTTGGGCTTGGTAAAGCGCAATGCTGGTTGCGTTGCTGGCGGTTTGTGCTGCGCCGGCTGGCGATTGCGTGACAATGTAGTTATAGAGCAATTCGTCGCCGTACTGGTTAATGAGCGTTTGGTATGGCAAGCCTGTGCCGTCAGTGTTAAACGTGGCGCCAGCCACCGGGTTAAGGACGCTCGACCTGCCTTTATAGGTAAGAGTCCCGGCCGCGCTCATAAACAAATAGCCTTGCTCACTTGTGTTTATGAGCTGCAAATAGTTTAGACAGTTTGTGTCTTGGCTAATAGCAAAAGCGCCCAACGTTGAGCTGCCAGTATCTATAGACCTAGCGCCTTGGTAGTTTATTTCGGCTAGGTCTAAAACGGTGTTTATCCGGGATCCGCTGGCCTCAACAGACGGCGTAACGGCGTTAAGAGCTTGGTTAGCTAGCACCGTGAAGTTGTCGGCGCATGACGCATACATCATGTCTTCGTTGCTTATGTCGTAGTCGAGGTTCCAGTCAGTAATAAGACCCGTGTAAATTGGTACGCCGTTTGCAAGTATTTGTACGGGGCAACGTGGCAGCACAAACGGGTAATACGGGCTAGACGTATTAGACGGGTTTAGAACTTGGGTAACATTGTTAAAAGCAATAGTGGCGGTGCCAGCGTTGAATTGGTCTAACTGGCGTGACCGTCCACGAATAATGTTGACCGACTCGACAAGACTGGTTAAGTCAACAAAAGTAACGCCGCCTAATGTGCCACGGCCTGCCGTGTCAAGCACGCCATAAAAAGAGTCGTCAAGCATAAACGGGGTGCCAAAACCCGTCGTGCTCTGAAAACCTACCAGCACTTGCATAGTTGGTGTACTCATGCCGGGGCGAACACCGTTCCGCTGCGACGCTGTGCGCGTTGTATTGCTTCAATAATCTGTTGACCTATTTGGTCGGGCGTGGAAACTAGACCGGCGTTAACTGTAATTGACATGGCGCCAACGCTTGAAGCTGCTACACGGCCACCGCCCATGTTGGGGCTGGCGTTAATGCTGCCTAAGACTGGCCCAAATGGGTTAGTGGTCGGTGCTGGTGCTGCGCCGCCACCAAAAACGGTGCCGAGGCTTGCGTCTAGTTGCTGGCCAATTTCCGTAACGCTCTGCGGGTCAAGCGCAAACCGTAATAAAAACTCAGTGTTAGCAATGACGCTGTTAACGCCGTCTACTATCGCTTGGGCTTGGTCAATGCCCGACTTGTACCACTTGTCGGCAGTCAACTTTGCGATACGGTCGGCAGCTGCGTTAATCGTTGTCGAGATACCAAGCAGACGGTCTATAGACGCTTTACCGCCGGCAAGCAAGCCTTTAATTATTTCTAGGCCTACGTCTGCACCGCTGGCAAGAATTGACTTTAATAGCTCGGGGTCGTCTAACCCGGCAGCGATAAGGTTTTCTATGCCTGTAGCAAGTTCGCTAGCCTTTTTGGCTTGGTCGTCTAGTACACCAAAAAAGGTTTTAGCGCCTTCGCTGCCGGCTGCGGTAGTCCAAGCGTCGCCCACATTGAATATGCCGCGCACCACGTCACCAGTTGCCTTGTAAAAGTTGTTGTAGTCCTCGGTTGCCTTGGTGAGTTGCTCATTAGCGCGCATGAGTGCGGGGGCAAACTTGTCTTTGACTGTTTGCACCGCATTGTCGTAGGACTCTTTGAGTGTGCGTACTGCCTCAGCATGTTTGGCGGTCTCGGCTGCCGCGCGTTTAGCGGCTTTTGCTGCCTTATCAGTGCTAGCAGTGCTCTTGCCTATTTCAATGTTTGCTAGGCGTTGTTGTTCAATGTCTACGGCTTTTTGGTAGTTGGCGCGTTTCTGGTCTGCGTCAAGCTGCAAAATGGTGTCTGACCATGCGCGGGTGTTGGCGTAGGCAAGCGCTAAACCGTCGTTAGTTTTGTCTAAACCTGTCTTGAGTTTGCCTAGGTTAAAGTCAAGTCCAAGTACCTTGCCGCCAAAGTTGAGAAAACCGCTGCCAAGGTTGACAATGTTTACGCCGGTCTGTTTTAGTTTGTCTATTAAACCGTCGGTCTCGTCTACGTTGCGGCTTATTGCGTCTTGTACTGCTTGGAACGGGTCAACAAACCTACGTAGTTTGCCGCCAAGTTCTCTAATTACCCCGCCTAGGCCGCGCTCGTCCATTATTTTTATTAGTCGGTCTACGTAGTCAAGTAGTTGGCCGAGCGCTGGTAGCACGCGGTAACCGATGCCTTCTACCATTTCGTCAAAACGTATTTTAAGTATCTGCAAACGGCCGGCATAGGTGTTGGCATTAGCGGCTGCCGCGCCGCCAAACTGTGCGGTAAGTGCCTCTTGTGCAGCCTCAAAATCTTTAGTTTTAATTATGTTGTCGTCGAGCGGTACGCCAAGTTTTTTTAATGCCGTAAAGTTGCCGTCGTATGCCTTGCCGATAGCGGTAGAAACTGCCACCAAGTCTTTACCCGTGGCTTTTGACGCGTCAATACTGAGCGTTAATAACTCTTGGGCCTTGGCTGCGTCCCCG